ATGGGTTGCAGCCTGGAACCGGCGGGAAATACCGCTGATGTTGGCTCACCCCCAGTCAGCCGGCCACGGGCTCAATATGCAGGAAGGTCAGGCATGTAACGTTGCCTGGTTCTCTGCGACGTGGGACTGGGAAGCATACGACCAATTTATTCGGCGTGTGCGGCGCTCCGGTAACAAAAACGAGCAGGTGTTCAATCACATCCTGGTTGTCAAGGATACGCTGGACGAAGAGAAGCTGAAGGCGATCCACGACAAAGACTTTACTGAGCGACGGCTGAATACCGCGCTCAACAACGAGATTCTGCGGGATTCGCAGGATGCAGGCAAAAGGCGATCAGAAACAGGAGATTCAGATATGGTAGCCAAACTCTCACGACCCGATAACGCAGCAGCTCCGGCGCCTGGCGCCGGTGGTTGGGGTGCTCAGCCCCAGACCGCACCGCAGACCGAGCAGGCTGCACCACCCCAGCAGACCGCTGTGCCGACCGGGTGGGGGCAGGCCGCGGCTGACCCCAACACCGAGCAGCGCGAGCGCATTCAAGAGCAGATTGCTCCGCAGCCGGATCGCGCCGCCGATGCCGCCGCGGCATTCAGCTCTGCTGTGAGCGATCAGCAGAATAACATTGCCAACGCTGACTATGGTGCAGTTGGTGCGCCGTCTGACGACCGGCCAGTACAGGGTGGTTGGGGCGCTCCGGTGCCGCAGCAACAGGAAGCGCCGCAGCAAAACCAGCAGGCGCCGCAGCAGGCGGCCGCAGGGTGGAACGCACCGCAGCAGACTGAGCAGCCGCCGTTTGATGGCGGTAACCCCACTGTGCAGGAGACCAGCGGGTTCGTCGCGCCCGGCGAAGTACCGGAGCCTGACAAGCCCGTCAGCAAGATGAAGAAAGACGAGCTGGTGCAGTACGTCGAGCAGCTGGAGAAACAGTTGGCGGCTGGCGGCGGTTCCTCACCGGCCAGCGGCGCACGCAGCGGCGGTTACGTGATGGATGCGGCCAACGCGTCGGCCCAGGAAGCGATTGAGATTTCGCGACTCCGGGCCGGGGTGCTGACCAGCATCATTACGTCGTCACCTGACTTGCCCGCGGAAGACATCATTGATGCGGCAAGAGATATGATGGAGTTCGTGTTGCGCGGCTGACCCCGCACAGAGGGCTTGACATTAAAGCGCCCAGAGGCTGTAATGCTTCTGGGCGTTTTATATTGTCAACACCCTATGGAGTCAGCAACCTATGCTACGCATTCGCAATGCACTCTGCGCCGCCGGCCTTGTTTGTGCCCTGGCGCTCACCTTCTCCAGCTGCGCGCTCTACGATAGCGCAGTGTCCACCACGGTCACCCGCAACGACGCTATTCAGCTCGCGCTGACCACCAAAACCCTCCAGGACGTTGCCACGGCCACCATCAATGGCTGCGTGGCCACCGAGAGCACCAAGGGCGTATGCGCCCCGTCCGCCGTTGACGCGGTTCACAAGGCGCTCGTGGCTACCCGAGAGCCCCGCGACGCGTTGCTTGAGTTTGCTGACGAGCACGCCGGGAGCGAGCTGGGGGCGGTTGGCCTATACGACGCGCTTCTCAGGGCCAAAGATTCCCTTTTGTCGGTCCTTGCTCAGTACGGCGTGACTATCCCGCCTACCGGATCGTAACCATGCGGCGCGGTAACCCCATGATGTTCGGGGCGGCTATGGCAGCTGTCATGGGCGCCATTGGCATGGCCAGTACGGGACCGAACATGCCGATCATGATTGTGGACGAGCAGCCCACACCCAGCATCAACGTGAACAAGCGCCGCAAGAAAGCGCGGTCCACGGGCTACATCCACAAGCTGCCACGCTCCAAGCGCGAAGCAGGGCGTCGCAACAAGAAAACCAACCGCCTGCATGTGTCACGCAAAGCAAAGTCGCGGCTGAAACGCCGGGCTGCATAGGAGTCTACCGATGAAAACGCAAGAGATCACAGCTGCTCTGAACCTGGCAACGACGCTCATGCCGATTGTGGAGGCCGGAGCTGTCGGCCTGCTCGACGACATTCAGATGCTGCTGCGCGGCGCCCATGCATCGGAGGACGCGACGCCGGAACAGCTGCACCAGGTTCAAGAGCTGCTGGCCAAGTCTGATGCGGCCCAGGACGCCGCCTATCAGAAGTATCAGCAGATGATCAATCCGGGAGCATGACAATGGAACAGTCGAAGCCTTGGTACAAGTCGAAGGGCATGTGGGGCGGTATCTTCACCGTTCTGGGAACCGCAGCCACGGCCATTTTCCACACTGGCGCCATTCCTGTTGGTGAGGCCACCGACGCGGCCGTAATGGCCGCCACGGGAATCTCTGCCCTTGTCGCAATCATTGGACGCGCAGTCGCCAAGCACAAGATCGGCTGACTTCGTAGCCGGCAGGCCGCCGGGGAGTGCCTAGAGGGGTCGAAGTGTTTTCCCATGAGAAGACTGAGAACTTGTCTCAGTGCGCCGGAAAGAAGGGTTACGTCACCTATGACGAAGCCAGCGGCGTACTGAAGAGCCGCAGGTTCCGGTCCAAGAACAAGGTGAAGCACACTCGACTTGTCATCTACCGCTGCCGTCACTGCGCCTGTTGGCACATAGGCAGCACAGGAAGCCAGAATAAGGATGACCGTCGATGATCTGGAAACCAAAGAGACCAGCTGACTATATCGTCAGGGGCAGTGGGAGCGACGATAGGCCGTATCTTCGGCGCTGGTGGATCATCCCCAAAAACAGATTCTTCAATATCTACCTACACCAGATACTTGAGAGCGACGACGACCGGGCGCTCCATGATCATCCCTCGTTCAATGTCTCTATCGTGCTCAAGGGCGGATATTGGGAAGTCATGCCGCTGTACAAGCGCATGTGGCCGCACAGCCGCGATGTGACCATGAAATGGCGGCGGGCGGGCTCTATCATCTTCCGGCGCAGCACAACCCCTCACAGGCTCGTATTGTCCAAACGCAACGGCTACCTGCATGGCCGCCGGTGCCAGGAGAGCTGGACCTTGTTCATTACCGGCCCACGCGTCCGGCAGTGGGGTTTCTGGTGCCCGTCCGGCTGGCGCGACTACAAGACATTCTCAGACCCCAAGAATCCCGGCGAAATCGGCCGGGGGTGTGACTGATGGCCAAGTGGACAAAGCGCGAGCTGAAAATCGTTTCCGACACCATGGACATGGACGTTGAGAAGGTCGCTGAGCTGCTGCCGGGCCGCACAGAGGCCGCCATTGTGACGAAGCGCAGTTACTTCCGCAAGGGCGAAGGCGAGCGGTTCGTCAGCTACTACAACCAGCCAAAAGTTCGGTCCGACTACCTCTTGTCGGACGCTGCCATAGAAGCGCTCTACAAGCCCCACGGGGGTGAGGTCGCTTACTACAGACCAGCCAGATTGTCTGGAAAAACCATCATGCAAACGGAGAAACGACATGGTTAAGAAGAGCACCAATGCAAAGTCACCTGCTTCCAAAGGCACCCCGAGCTGGGGAGACCCCACGCCGGAGGTCATCAAACCCGCTGAAACCGCAGCGCCGGCTGAAACCAAGAAGCTCAGCCCCGAGGAAGCCACCCCGGAGACCATCGCCGCTGAAGCGGAACGCCCCGCCGAAACCGGAGCGGAAGATACGGCGGTCGCCGCCACGGAAGAACAAGCCGACGCGAAGCAGGATGAAGCCAACGCCACCGCGCAAGCCTTCGTGAACGAAGATTCTGGCAAAGAGCCGGTATTCGGCACACAGATTCCCGGCGTCGCCCAATCCGGCAGCAACGCCAGCAAGGCACTTATCAGCTTCGTGGAGCGCATCGAGCGCGTCACGGAAGAGATCAGCGGTCTCCAACAGGACCGCAAGGAAATCTTTGCCGAGCTGAAGGCCCAGGGTTTCGAAGTCTCTATCCTTCGCGAAGTGCTGCGGCGCCGGAAGCAGGACCCTGAATCGGTCAAAGAGCACGACGCGCTGCTGGAGCTTTACGAAGAAGCGATCCGGTAACGACCATGGGCAAGCGCTCTGAAGGTTTTGAACGTCGTCAACGGGGCTTCTACCCAACCCCGTTGGCTGCGTTCAAGCCACTCGTACCGCGGCTATCTCACGTCGCTACCTATATCGACCCTTGCGCCGGTGACGGGGCGCTATGCCACCACCTCGCTAATGGTGAGTTCTACGTCGGCGCTGCGTTCGATATAGAGCCTCAGCACCCTCATGTGAAGCGCTTCGACGCTTGCGAGCTGACTGCTGAGCAGCTTGCAGAGCTGCCGAACATAATGTTCGTCACCAACCCACCATGGCCTGAGCCCCACCAGAATGGTGAACCCACGCTTTCTATCCTGGAGCACCTGCGCGGCATAGCGCCTACGTGGCTGCTGCTGCCGTCCGACTTCATGCACAACGTCTATGCCGCGGAGCCGATGAGGTTTTGCGCCGAAATCGTGTCTGTAGGGCGTGTGAAGTGGATTCCCGGCTCCAAGGACGACGGTAAGGACAACTGCGCCTGGTACCTCTTTATGCCCTTCGCCAATGGCGGGGTGCTGGGTTTCACCGGGCGGCAACCCAAGAGGAAAGCAGCATGACCAACAAAGAGACATACCGCGCGCTGAGCATGCCTGAGCAGTGCGCCATGCAGGATGAGAACCGTAAGCTAGCCACTGCACTTCAGCGTATCGCACGGGGCCGCTCAGACTGCGGCAAACCATTGGCGGGGGCCGCGGCGAGAGAAGTGGCCAGAGCCGCCTTGATTGGTACGGGCAACGACTTCGCAGCTGCACGGAGAGCTGACTGATGTTTACCTTCATCCAGCACCAGCGTTGCAAACTCTCAGACTGGTTACAGAGTCGATGGGATGCCGGCCGCCGCGAAATGGATGTGACCGTACTGTGGCCATACATCTGCCAACAAACAGACGATATAGACGAGGCCAAGGCGGCGTTCGCCTTCCACATCATGCACGACCCCGCATGGACGCGTGAATTCTCGGAAATGGAGCTGATCTATTTCGTTGACCGCCTGGAAGCTCCAAAGAGGTCAGTCACATGGTAAAAATGGAGCTGCTAAACAACGGGCTGAATCTTATGGGCGAGTTCTGCCACGCCAATAAGCTGGATGCGCCCGGAGTCCATGTGCGCCAGCGCAGCGACTGGAGGATAGCGAGTGCATGTGCCTATTACCGGCCGGTGGCCATCGCTATCTGCCCTGCTCGCTGCTCTGCAATCGGCACTGCTCACCGTGCATGGTCCTACCCCGGCTACGTGATCGACAAGACACCCTATGGAGTGATTCAGCACGAGCTAGGCCACCACGTTGACCATACCCTTTCAGAGCGCAAAGGGAGCTATGGCGGCGACTTCAGCATAAAGCTCCGCCAGCTGTCTGGTGAGCCGAAACTGACGAACTACTGCCCCAACGACTGGGAGTGGTTTGCCGAGATGTTCCGGCTTTTCGTCACCAACTCTGATCTTCTGAAGGCCCTGCGACCACGGCTTTTCGAGCAGCTGCGCGAGCGGTTCAAACCCGTGGTTGATAGGCCGTGGCGAGAGGTGTTGAAGGACGCGCCGGAACGGACCATAGCGATGGCCCAGAAGAAGGTGGAGGCTGCATGACTACATTCTCGCCCAGCACCCTAGCCAACAGGTGGCACTGCTCAGCGCAGCATATTCGCGATCTGATCAAAAAGGGAGACTTGCCAGCATGGCGCTGCGGCGCGAAACTGTGGCGCATCAACGGAGAGGATGTGGAGGCATACGAATGTCGGACTGGAAGCTCACCCGGCTCAGGGGAGAATTCTGCATCGCCTGGTACGAACGGCGAGAAGACGGAACCAGATTCCGCCGACGTTATTCCCTTGGAACAGAGGACGCCAAAGAGGCGGAGCGCCGCGCCCCGGCTAGATACGCAGAGCTTACGCGGCCGCAGGGTACGACGGTAAAGGACTTGTGGACCGGCTACTGCGCCGACATGGCCGGGCGTGCTGTTGTCGGCACCATGCAACATACCTGGAAGGCACTGGAGAAGCGATTCGGCGGCCTGGAGGGCGAAGCCATCGCCGTAGCCGACTGTCGCGCTCACACGGCCGAGAGACGCGCCGCAGGGATAAAAGACGGTACAATACACACCGAGTTGGGCCACCTGCGCATGGTGCTTCTGTGGGCCGTTGACCATGGCGCCATACAGAAAGCCCCGAAAATAGAGCGGCCGCCCAAACCAGAGCCCAAGGATGGGTACCTTACTCGCGAGGAAGTGCGCCAAAGTATAGGTGCCGCGACGGCTGCGCATGTGCGGTGCTTTATCTATCTGGTGATCGGCACCGGCGCCCGTAATGAAGCGGCCGTGCAGCTGACATGGGATCGTGTGGATTTTGACCGCGACATGATCCAGCTGCGCAACCCCTTCGACAACTCCAGGCGCAAAGGCCGCGCTACCATACCCATGAACGCTACATTAAGAGCGGAGCTGTGGGCAGCCAAACAGAACGCCCTAACACCGTTCGTGATCGAGTGGGCCGGGCAGCCCGTGAAATCGCTCAAGAAAGCCCTGAAGCGGCTGGGGAAGAAGATCGGCCGGCCGGACCTATCGCCACATATGCTACGCCACTCCGCAGCCGTGTGGCTGGCGGAAGACGGCCACTCCATGGAAGAGATCGCGCAGTTTCTGGGCCACGACGACGTGAAGACGACCAGGCGCATCTATGCCCGGTACTCGCCTACCTATCTGCGGAAACTGGCGGACTCCTTGGCAGTCTAGGTTCAATGAACCTGACGACCCCTATGTAAACCACCACTAAGTCATTGATTTAAATGGTGGGCGCGGCTGGGATTGAACCAGCGACCCCTACGATGTCAACATAGTGACCCCACGCCAAAACCGCACAATTCTGCCAACCGACCCCACTACGATTTGTCGATTTCGCCAAACTGTTGGTGTTTCGTTCGTGTGTTCCAGGTTCATTGAACCAGGGAGCACTATGTACACCGGGAAGAGCAATAATCCAGTATTGCTAAGTAAAATAACATAGGCCAATCGGCCTATATGAAGAATTAACCCGTTGTTAAATAGACAATGTGAGACTCGAGTCATCAACCACGGAGTCGACACATGAAAATACTGAAATCTTTTAAGCGCAACGAAAGTGGCGCCACCGCTATCGAGTACGGTTTGATTGCCGCCCTAATTGCCGTCGCAGCTATTGCAGCGTTTTCGGCCGTTGGTGACTCGCTGGATTCTACCTTTACTCAGGTGAGCGACTGCCTCAACGACGCTGGAAGCGGCACTAACTGTAACGCAACTACCGGCGGATCGGGCGGTTAAAGTATTGCCCGTTCATTCTCTACCAAGAAAGGCCGGCGGCCCCGCGCTTCTTAGGAGGCGCGGGGTTGGTTTTATTGACCAGACTTATCAGCCTTGGCGTTGATCTGGTCATAGATGCGGCCCAGGTGCTGGTCCATCTTCTCGCCCGCCTTGTCGAGCTTGTCTTCGAACCGCTGCATACTGTCTTTTACCTCTGTCTGCACGGTATCGAGCCGGCCCAGCTCCCGGTGAATATCCTCTTTCGGCTTGTAGTGCTGCTGAACATGGGCAGCGTGCTTTACGTGGTTTTCTTCCATTTTGGTGACCCTTCGCCAGAGCCAGCCATCCATGGCTAGCCCAAGACTGATGACACCCCCTAAAATCCATCTGATTGTTACGTCGTCCATTGAACCAAACTCTAGTACACTTGTTTCACTGCACGGCGGGGCGCGGATTCTGCTCGCCCGTCGCTTCAGCAGCCCCGGCACCGAGCAGACCGCCCAGACCGATAGATAGCTGCCGCACACTTTCCTGGTCAGCGCCGGCCTGCCGCAGCTTGCCCAGAGTCGCATTGACGGCCGCAGGGTCGCGAGTAAGCAATCCCTGCGCCAACTCCCTTTGATAATTCTCAGGTAGCCCGTCCATCATAGAATGTACGCCACGCGCAATATGGAACAGACCAAGAGCTTGGCCGCCAGTTGCCGTGTGTGCGGCGCCGCGTGAGGTTTCAGAAAACACGTTTCCGCCTTCCTCCGCTATCGGGGTTGACGGAGCCATGTTGCTAAGTGTGCGTTGCCCCTGTCGCGTGGCAGCACCGGCCACATGCCCTGCTTGCCCTTCAGCGGTATCGACCGTATCAGAAACCTCTGAAAGCGCCTTACCGCCCTTGCCGGATTCGAAACCTTCCAGAAACTTCGAATTTTTGCGGTACTGGTCCAGCGCTTCGCCGTACTTCGGAACCTGAGCGGCCGTGTCTTCGCGGAGCTGATCGGCGAAATCCCCGAATGGGCCGCCGGGCTCAGCCTTTTGCATGCCGCGCAGCTTCAGCCTGATACGGTCCACGTCGCCAACGGTCAACGGTTCGCCGTTACCTACCTTGATGCGGATGTCTTTCATTTTAGGGCCGGCCAGCGCATCGTTGACATGTGGACTGGTCAGAATCTCTTCGCTCACCTTCACCGGCGTTTCGCGAATTGGGTTCACGGATGCTTCGAAAGTATCGCTGCGAACCTTCTTCAACTGCCCAGCACTCATATCAGCGCCGCGGGCCGTTTGCGCGGCTTCGTCGAACGCAGCACCAAGGGTGTTGTGGCGCGCAGCCCAGCCCTGGAGAATGCCCTGGTCCCGTGCGTCGAACACCTGAGCAACAGACGGGACGCGGCCGGTCTGCTGGCGATAGGTCTCCACATAGCTCGCCAAATCGTCTGGGGAGGCGCGTAGCTTATCTGCCAGGCGGCGCCACGCACGGGTCATTGTCGGCCGGGTCTGGCGGCCCAAAGCCGCGGCGGCCGTTTCGCGCACTGACGCTGGTAGCCTCTCAGTCAGCGCCTCAATCCGGCTAGTGACGCGCGGAAGTATTTTCTCAGCGGCTGCGCCGCCCACTACACCAGCACCACCACCAACTAATCCAGCTCTCAGAGTATTCCCGTTTACTTCGCGCTCACGCAGCACCTGGTCAGCCATACCGCCAGCAGCGCCACCACCAAAATACTGAGCTGCCCGGCCGCCAAATGTCGCAGCAGGGGTGACGCCAGCCGCGCGGGCCACGTTGCCAGCGACGCGCCCACCGGCGATAGCCCCTGCCACAGTACCAGCAGCGGAAGAATAGGGGTTGTCTTCCGTGAGGTTGCGAGTGCGCTGCTCAGCCAGCTTCAGAGCTGTGTTGTAGAGCGTACCCAAAGGCTGTTGCTGCGCACCTTCACCAAACAGGCCCAACTTGGCACCGAGAGCAGCCATGCCGGCCACGCCATAATTTATGGTGCCCATGGTCGCCGTGTCGGCAAACGAATTGATGGCGGTTTCAAGAGGATGGTCGCCCTTACCAATCTTCTGGCCCGGATCACTCTGCATGTTGCGACGGATCAACTCACGGGCCGCATCAGCGCGCTTCCCCGTCAGCTTGCCGCGTCGTTCCAGCTCCATCATGGCAGCGATTTGTTTTTCAGAGAGCGCCATACCTACCTACCAAGCACCGTGTTCATAAGCTGCTCGTCGCTCATACCCTTGAACGCGGCGCCTTTATCACGTTGGTTGCCGAACGTGTCATAGTTCGTTTCTGCGTATTGGGAATCGATCTGCGCGGAAAGCTCCGACGAGATTTTGCCCTGCTGCACCAGCTTGTCGCGTTCCTTTTTCGATCCATACAGGATGTCCAGAAAGGCGTTATGCAGCGAATTGATGTTTTCTCGCAGCTTGTCAGGCGGGAGCGAGAAATCAATCGCACCAAGGCTGTTCTGAAGCATCTTGTGTTCAGCTTCCGTCACCTGACCGAGCCCACTGGCGCCCGTAGCTGACTGCTCACGCATCTGGCGCAGACGCTCCAGGCTGACATTCGACAAAGGCGTTATAAACTCCGCCTTGAATTTGTTCTCAGCAGTGCCGGGGATGAACGACTTCGCCACCCGCTCAGTCGCCGAAAGAACGGAATCGCCCTGCGTGAAGTTAGGGAGGTAGTCTTTCTGGGCGCGGCTGAAGGTACGCAGAATAGGCGCGGCCACAACGCCGGCCATGGTTTCGGCTTTCATCTGAGCCTGTTCAGCATCCGCGGCCGCCTGTCGTTGCTCAATATCGAGCTTAGAACCCGGCGTCGGAACAACACCAGGAGACGAATACTCAGCCGCTTGCTGCCTATGCAGGGTCTGAGCATAGTTCGTCGCATCCTGCGGAGTTTTGAAAACGCCCAAATGCCGGCCGGTGCGTCTATACGTATCTACGGCCTCTTGATTCGACATTATACGGCCGTCTTCAGACACTGTAGGAATCAGCACCTCGCCCTGGTCCGTACCAACAGAAATAGAGCGCACAGTGCTGATTGAGCCGTCTGGGTTTTTCACGACCGGGCGATTGTGGGTATCGATGTTTCCGGGCGTGACGAGGCCCGGAACATCCTGCCCCTGAGTTGCGGGCGGCGTAGTTTGCGACGGACCTGCTGGCGCCGCGGGCGGATTACCAACACCCCAGCCCGGCCCGGCTGGACTCTGATCAGCGGAGGGGTTGCCGCCCTTCGGAACGACACCAACCAGCTGCCGCGTCACAGGATCAAGCAAAGCTATGCGGTCGCCCAAATCCATGCGGACGGGCTCTTTGCTGACGCTAACACCTTCAGGCATTTGAGAGCGCACAAGACGGCCACTTTTGGTCGGCTGCATGAGAACAGTATTGCCGTTCGCATCCGTCCCATAGATCGGCGTCAATCCCGCGTCCACTGAACCAGTACCGGCGTTTTCCTGCATCTGCGCTTCGTTGGCGAGGCGCTGTGCTTCGACCTTCAGAGGGTGGTACTGGGACAGGTAGTTGTTATTCTCTCGTGTCGCCGCAAGCTGCAAAGGATTCGCCTGTTGGTTATAGGCGTAGTCCTGCATCTGGCGCGTCGCTACAGGGTCACCAGCGATGTCCCCATAGGTATGCTTCAGCGCATTGTAAGCAGCCTGTTTGCGCTCTTCAGCCTGTCGCAGATTGACCGTCTGCTGAGCCTGCTGAGAAAGGGCCGTGACGGGGGTGAGCCTAGCCATAATACGGTAGCCTTTGCACGTTGTCGGGCACAGTTATAGGGTCAAGGCTGGGCGTTCTACGGCGGTTGAACCAATTCGTCGCGGCCGTCCCTAGATTGGTTGCCGCGTCGATGATTCCAGCGGCTTGTGCGTTGCCGCTCTCCAGCTGCGCATTCGCTGCTATAGGCGCCCCAGCGGCCGCGGCATTGCCCACCGTGCCAAGCTGCTGCTGACCGGCGCCAGACAGGTTTCCGAGCTGGTTGAAATAGTTGTTTTCGTATGTGCTGGCGAGCCCCGTGCCGTAATCCTGTAGCGCCTTCAGCGTGGCGCCAGATTCAAGCTGACCGGCCGCCGCTGCATTGGACGTGATGGCGTCCTGCCCCTTCCGCATGAGGAAGTTACCACCAGCAGAATTGTAGAAGTTGTCGAGCCCCGCAGCCGCGTTCGGGTCGCCACCAGGAAGCCCCAGAACACCAGCTTGCATAGCAAGCGCGTTACCGCCAGTGTCGATAATGTCATTGGATAGAGGGGAGCCAGCGCCGCTGGTGAAGTAGTTATAGCCGGCCATACCAGTATCAGCCGCCCGATTGGCCGCATGGCTTTGTGCCCCGCTAGCCACAAGGCTGGAAGCGGCCTTGCCTGCGGCCGCGCCGATAGGCCCACCTACAACGCCACCAACGACGGGCGCAGCAACACCAACCGCTTTTTTGAGGAAATTACCGAGCCCCATTCACACCGCTCCATTTTGCATTTCACGCGTGAGCGGCCGCTATGGGGACCGGGGTACCTTTGTAGCGTGAATTCAAAGGTACGTGGCGAAACCCGCAAACACGGGAAACGCACATCGACAATAAAGCGTGCCACCCGCAATGTAAAGGGGTGACTTATAGTGCAAGTCAGGCTTCGTTGGTCGAGAGCTGCTGCCCATAGCTGTTGATAACAGGTAGCGTAAACCGCTCTTCGTAAGGGTAGAATCCAGGCCAGCGGTACCCCAATACGCGGTCACGCGTGAATGGGCGGATGTTAACCGCGTTGCCCTGGTTGCCACCCAGCACCATCAGATTGCCTCGCTCGTCTTCACCAACGACGAAGCCCACATGGCCGGACCAGCCATCAGGGCTGCCGCGCCAGAATACGACGACGGCGCCATAGGCTGGCTTGTCCAGCTTCACCGGCAGATTCAGCCAATGGCGGGCAGCTGCACCGCCAGCAACTGGCGTTATTCCAGCTTCAGCAAGGCAGCCACCGACGAAGCCACCGCACCAGGGCGTCTCGTCATCGTCGAACGGCGCGCCTATATCTTTCCACCATTTAACAATACGTGGGTTGTTCTGGGGGCCACGAGTTTCATGAAGCCCGATATAAGATCGGGCGACCTTCAGCCACTCAGGGTCTGGATGATACATTTAAACACCTTTCAAAACACACGCTTAAGGTTTACATCTCGGTCGAAGTGTTGAGGTTCCGAGATACGCTGCATTACGGCGGTTCGAACTTGACGCTAAACCGAGTAATCCGTGCGTCTAATATCCATCTGATACTCATGTCCGGCAGCCACAGTGGGGAACACACAGGGATGGTTGATGACGTCATTGATCCACACACTAATTAGCTGACCTGATGCAAAACCATGATGTGGCATAGTCAAAAATGATGTCCAGCGCACCACCTGAAGTTTGGGTAACATACAGTTCAAAATAATCGCCGTATGAGACAGCAATCCTACCGGAACTCAGATTGACAAACGTAAAAGCCCCTTGCGTCGCTTGAAATCTTTCCTGCGGCATACCAACGAAATTAGCCCCATTCTTCGATATGAAGGCCTGCCTATACCCAGTATTATTTGTGTCGAAAGTTACATTCGCAGTTAGCTCCACAAAATCAACGTCATACGGAACTGTTAAGCGTCCCGTATTAACGCTGGTCGAGTGAAACCCCCCTTCGTCATAAACTTCAGTATCAAAACCAAGAACGGAATCGGTGGCATTATTTACCGATGGATTTGACGAATTCGTCACCAAAGCCCCTATAACGGAACTTTGAGAGGCGCTGTCCGGCACACTCCACCTGTTCTCAGGAGACCAAGATAAAGTCTTCCCTGCTCCTAAAACGCGCCGATGGATAGGTCGTTGGGTGCCGTCATCAAAGATGATAGAAACTTCATGAGGAATATCGTCTGCATTAAATACATTTAAGTATTTCAACTGACGCAAAGTGTCATCGCTCGGAGCGTTCACAATAGTAATATTCATCGTATCGTTGAAGTCGCCCACATTTGGCGCGCCATCTGAGAGTTTCACATTCGGTGAAGTCGCCAAATCAACGTAATCCACAGCAAAAACCGGCTGTGTTATATTAGCGGCCTCTCCTAGAACTGCTTTGAGGCTTTGCGAGGTTGTTCTCAGAAACATCATACCACCAAGGTTTGAATTGCCATTACGACGGCCTCGTCAGTCAGGTATCCATCAATGCTTAACGTGAGGTCTTCCGAGAGATCGCCGCCACCCTGGAGCGGTGACGTGGTGTTGATGAGGCGAGAGGCTGGTACCGCACTACCTGCAACATTACCTGTGTTGTCCAAAACCTGCTGGAACAACCGCAGAAATTGCGGAGTAGGGTGACCATGCCCGTCAACAATCGGCACATTGAGCTGGAGATGTGGAGTTGTCTGCTGGTTGAATGCCATGGGCTTACTCCGGCATTTCCAGGCCGTCGATACGATTCACGGCGCCGTCGTCTTCGATGGAGAACAGCCGGCCGGGGGCCTGCATGACGCCCAGGGACCGCCAAGCGATTTCGGCCGTGTCTTCGCCGTCAACCACTTCAACAGAGCCAGCGCTCCACCAAGACTTGCCTTTGTCATCGCTGATATTCAGCGTGACAGACGCACCAGTGTAAGCGGGCTCTCCCATGTTCGCAGCCAGATACACGCCGTCGCATGGTACACTGTCACGCATGCGGACGGGGAGGGCACCCGTCACCACGCGGTCAAAGTAAGACACTCCATTATCCAGCGCATTGTCATCGTAGGCTTGCTGCGGCCTGAGCTGCCAGAGAATGCCCTGATCGTCGTCACCGGCCACCACGTCGCAGACTGCACCAGCGGCGTAGGTGGGGGCCGCCATGCCAACCCAGGGAATGCCCTGGTGAGCGCGCCAGTAAGGTAACCCCTCACCCTTCCAGACATACCAAGTGCGGGACAGTCGATCATAGACAAGGGTTTCAGTCTCACCCAGCCGAATAGCCCACATGTCGTGCCCATCCAGCGTAAACCCCCACGCCCGCAAATGCCGGTTCTCGGTGCGGCCCTTGACCAGCACCAATGTTCTCAGCTGCGTGACCTTGATCCCAACATTCTTGACAGACGCAATCTGCACCCGAACCTGCGTCGCCTTCAGAAACTCCGTAGGAAAGTTATAGATGGCCAGGGCACGGGTTTGAGTGTCCTTGATGTTGGGGGTCGCGACCATTACTACAGCGTCCGGTCAAGCGTGATTGTCGCCGCGTCAACCGCGCCAGGCAGCCATGCGACACCTGTGTCGGGGTCAGTCTCGAAGAAGTCGTAATAGTAGGTGTACGACGACGCTATGGCCCGATCAGTGCCGTTGTTCTCTGTACCGGCCGACTTCATGCCAACCTGCATCTGCCCGTCGCCGCCATCCGTCTTGCTGGCGCGTAGCAAGGTCATCAAACCCTTCACGCTGGAGACATTGGCAGGGAGGTTGGACAGACCAAACTCGGACTGTGCCGGCGGCGGATCGGGTGCCTCAATATAGTCCGTGTCATCGTTGGGCGGAGTTTCGTCGATAAGAGCATACCCGTCCGTTCCGGTGCTCAGCGTCCAGCCGGCCGTCGCCACATCGGAATCCGGGGTCAGCGCCGTGACCGACACAGAGCCCAGGAAGTCGTTGTTCTCTGTGCCGGCGCCGTTCCACGTCACGAAATCCTTGACATAGTACGTCTCTGCGGCGCTGGTGCTCGTGGGGTCAAGGGCTACCTGAATGATGCCGATATTAGTGGCAGAGAGAGCCAGCCCCGTAAGATTGATAACGGGAATGCCTTCGATACGAACTTCGAGAGTGCCGGCCGCGGCGTCCATGTGTAGCTTTGCTTCGATATGAATCCACGATCCCGCAACAATCTTGTTCGGGTCAGACGTTCCCAGGGTCGTACCATAGAAACTGCCCGAGTTCACCGACACCGAGCCATCCGTGTTGATGCGCAAGGCCGCCAGAATGTTGTTGCTGCTGTCACACCAGACAATGGGGTAAGGCCCATATCCGTTGCTGCTGGGAAGTGTGGGCAGGTATACGCGGATCGCAACCCCGACTGTCAGATGCGGGTTGTCAAGGTTCTTGCGTATAAGCGAATATGCGCCACCTCCCCCATAGGGGTTGGCGTCGAATCTGAACACCTTGTTACTGTAGAGCGGGTCCGGGTCCGTCACCAAAGCCACATCAGAGCCCGTGCCGCCGGTCGTGTGACCAGCCTGCGCATAAAGCCCCTGCACCATATAGGCCACGTTTGAGCCGTAGCTGTTGAAGTCGTCGCACCACTGGAGCATGGTAGTTCTCCTAAACCGAGGTTTTCTGTGTCGCGATAGCGCGACGGATACGTTCGATGACGCCGGGCGGGGCGATTGGTTCCGGGCTCGCCGTCACTTCAACCGGAATTCCATCCTTGTCGATGAGAAACACCGCGTCCCGAATCTGCACGTCGGTACCGGGCCACACGCCTCGGTCAAAAAGCTGCCCTTTCATACGAGCGAAAGGTGATGTTCCATCGCCAGTGAGGTACCAGACTTCTGAGGTTTCGACGCCGAACAGCCAGAAGACATCACCCACGACGCGCACACTCCAGAGGCCATCAGGGCTGCGCTCAGCGGTGTAATAACTGAGCGGGTCAATTGTGGTTTCTCCGGGTTTGATATAGTAAAACCGGCCGTTCACGTCATATCCCTGCGCAACCACGACGATGACATAACCAGCAATGTAGCCGACACTCACAACGCCCACATCGTCAGGGGTAGCCACAGTTGTAAACGACGGATCACCGCCACCGGAGAGTGTCGCTGCTCCCCACGTCAGATTGGCGCCGGTCACCACAGTTGTTGATAATGAGTTGCCCGCCGTTCCAGCGGTGCGTGCTGATACACTGAGGCCCACACCGGTCGCGCTGTCACCTTTCACGTCCGCATTGGCGGTGAGGCTGGTACTGTAGGTAGTGCCGGCCACTCCCGACGCATTGAGCGCTTTGTACAGGTTGGTAAGCGATTCCAGAGTGTCGCTTCCCAGGCTCACAAGCCATGGAGTGCCGGAAGTGCCGTCTGGGGTGCCAGCGTCAACGCTACCACTGGTCCACTGGTAGTAAACCCCGGCGATTTCCACCTCGTCAGCGTCGGCAATGGCACCGGAAGTTGACAAACTGCCGGTGGCGAAACCGTCTTCCATATAGAGGTAAAGGCTGCGGCCATCGGCCATGAACAGCTTGTCCGGCGTAGCAGCCATGTAGACGGTGCCGCGAATCCCGGCGCCAAAGATACCGGACCCTATCAACGTGGCGCTCTCGTCCGTATCTATGCGGTATGCCTCTGTGCCGCTTACCAGAAAAAGAGCATCCGAAAACGCGCCAGGTTGCGAAAAGAGGCCGCGAATAGGGCCATCGCCGACAGTTTTCCACTTGCTGAGGCCGGGACGGGCAATGAGCGCGGCCTGCTCCACCTGGTTGGTGGGGTCCTGCTCAAAAAAGCGGTTCACCACTTTGATGTCGGGCTCGGAAGCTACCAGCCGGCGGCTTTCGGAGTAGCCCAGAGGAATCCCAGTCATTCAAGATCAAACCAGCCCTGCGCGTAGGACTGATACCCTGGTTGGAGAAGTTCACCGCCGGACGTTGCTGGAGCATTCTGCCAATAGCGCGCCTGTATCTCAGACTTCATATGCCTGAATCTGGCCACGGTGGCAGAGGCCACTTCCTTGCCGTATCGAGGCGCCAGGCGGATAGCGAGCCCACAAATCCAGAAATCATCAAGCTCCGGTGGGAATGGACAATCATCAGCCAACGCCAGGTCCGCCAGCGCTTTCCAGTCAGCGAGATCGGCTCGGTACATCCACTTGCTGCCAGAGACGCCAGCCGTGTACGTATTAGAGCCTTCAATCGTGCGGCCGTTACCATCCAAGGTCAGCGTGCCAGTGCCGGACGCAGCGGCGCCAGACGCCTTCACAAGTGCCATGCGGGCGCCGTCTTCGGGGCTTTCCGGGAAATATACGGTCCTGGTGGAGCCATCCCACACCAAGCGAACATTGGCCGCCGGATAGCTGTTATTAAGCGACACCAGCGGCTGTTTCGAGCCTGGAAGAAGGGGAGGGTTTGCGGCGACTGAACCGGTGCGTTGCACTGCTGGAATGGGCCAGTCAGTAAGGTTTTCACCAACCACGAACCCATAAACCGAGTTGAGGTCGCGGTTCAGAAGGCCGAGACCTTCCGTTTGCTCAGCGGTGGTGGGGTCCTTTCCAACCGGTATGATGTTGTTTTCACGGAACCCCGCCTTGACCAGCTCAGACGCCGCAGTCATACCCTCACTCCTGCTGAACGCCTACCTTGCTGAGCAGCGTCTTGGCGTCTTCGTTCTCTTCGTAGGCGATACCGCGGCTCGTGAGGACATTCTTGAGAGCGGTGATGAGCTGTTGCGTCAGCACCTCTTTCTTGTCCTTGTCGTTGAATTCGATACCGCCAGCCTGGAGAGCGTCGGCAATCTCAGCCTTGCTCATTCCGCCGGACAAGTCGTTGTCCGGTTTGCTACCGGCGCCGTCATCCGACTTCGGCTTGCGCTTCGGCGCAGAACCAGCCTTCTCGCTGTCATTGGGGTGGTAGGGGAGATAGTTTTCGGGCGGCGTTTCGTCGTCCTCGAAAATGTGGCCTTCGCCCGTCTCAGGGTCCCAGAATTTCTTCGACATTGCTTCTACCCTTATAAATGTTGCAACGCCGCCCAGTCTAGCTGAAAGGGCGGCGTTGTCAATCTATCTGGCTCAGATAGGTTACGTTCCGATGAGGCGCGTACCCAGGAACGGGTCAAGCACTTCAGCGCCGTACAGACAATCCCAGCGGTGAATGTGTTTGCCGGTGGAGATGTCCGATCCACGCCAGTACCGCACTGCGATACCGGTATCGGGATCGACCGCGTAGCTTGCAACACCGGTGAACGGCATCTGAAGACGGGCCGAAACCAGGCTGATTGCACGGCGATGGAACACCGACCGAATGCGCGCCTTGTCGGACGCGGCGCCCACCCACTTGACGTAGGCATTGTCAGCCGGCGCACTGTCCACGGTACCGAATGCCGTATTGGCGTCGGTGGATGTGCCATCGTTGGTGCCCTGCACGATGATGGGCGGCGAAATCGTGACGGTTGCCGTGGTGGCAGCACCGCCAACGGTCACATCTTCGGTCACACGGAACTGCTGAAGATGCTCAGTCGCCTGCTGTGCTCGCCAATCCCAAGCATAGACGCCTTCGATGGTGAACACCTCACCGGCCTTGATCGTGGCATTGTTCGCGAGGCCCTTGAGGTCCAAGGTCTGCGTCATCTGCGCATTGCCCGCGGTACCCTTCACGTCACGATAGTTGACGTTCTGGCTGGCGCCGTCGATCTGGTTACCGGAGCTGGAGCCATCGCCCTGAGCGCGCGTGCCCATGGTAATCAGCGGCAGCTGCTGCGTCGCATACCAGTTGACTTCCGAGATGATGGGGATGCGAACGCGTTGGAGAGCCGGAACGTTCAGGTCCTCAGTGTAGTTCGTCTGCATGGAGCCGCGAATCTTCTGGCCATCCACGAAGTTCACAACACCAGACAGGTCCTCATTGGGAACACCCTGCTCCATGAGGCGGGTATGGCCGGCCATCGCCTGAGACGGCGACGCAATACCCACCGTGGGATCGCTGGCGTTTCCGGCCGGGTCCGCGTCGGTGGGGTCGCCACCTGCCACCCACGAATGGAACTTCTTGGTCTGTCCGATCAGGAAGCCGTCAATCGAATGGGCCAGGGTGGACGCCGCCGAACGCATGGTCGAATTCTGCATGAGAGCGTTGAAGCTCGACACATATTCGATGTCGCCGATTTCAATGTGGACTTTCGAATACTGGTCCACGGAAACCGGTGCGGTACCGGTCACGATGTCCTGAGCCGCCAGGGCTGCCGTGCCGTCCTTCTTGTCGAGGAAGCGGGGCGGGCGCTTGACGTTGATGGTCAGGCCGTTTTCGTCGGAGGTCTCGTTCTTGAACTGCCCGTCAACCAGGCGGCCCATAACGAGCTGGTTCTTCAGAAGCAGGAGCATCACATTGGAGTATTCCTGCGCGTCGAGAAATTGGTTCGCCATATCGCTAATCCTGTTTCTTCATCGCCAGGCGCTCGAACTGCTTGAAATCAGTCGTAGCCGGCGAGACTTGCTGCGTTTCTCCGCTGCCACGGGTTTTGCCCTTCGGCGGCGGGGGTGCTTGCGTCGTCTTTGGAGAAGTGCTGGATTGCGGGGTCTGTTGGCCCGAATGCTCTTCGGCGTCCGACGACTCGGACGAAAGTTCAGCTTCCTTGGTGCCGAACCAGGCGGCTTGCCGCGCAGGCGACATGGCCGAAACACTTTTGGCTTCCTTCGGATTGGAGGCCATCGCGTAGATGATCTGTGGACCGTGCTCGCTCTCCATGGCCAATTCGCCAAGAGTCGAGCTGATCTTCAAACCATCGTCACTGATAACTTCTTCGAAGTCATCTGCTATGTCAAGCCCCTTGGTATAGAATGCGTCAAGACGCTGGTTCTTGGCCTGCTGCGCTTCCTGCTCGGATGCAGTGCGCTGCTGCTTCTGACTGTTGGTCGTCTGCGTCTCGAATTCCTTACGGGCCTCATAGCGGGCAAGGTCGCGAATATAGGCAGCATCCAGCTCCCCATACTCGTAATCGGCCGGCTGCGGCGCGTTCGGGTCTGTCTTCGGCTTGCCGTTCTGCTGCTGCTGTTGCTGACCACCCTGCTCCAGAGCCGTGAGCCGCTGCGTCATCTGGCTCAGCTGAGCCTCCAAGTTATCTGCCCGGCGTTCCGCTGCGCGCTGACGGCCAATGGCCTGGTTGATACGCTTCTGAGCGCTTTTATGCTGCTCATTATCCGCATCATCACCACCTTCAGGTTTCTTGTCTTTCTCCTGGTCGCCGCCCTTGGCCTTCTGTTCGCCGCCCTTGGGCGCCGGTGCGTCAGGTTCTTTGGGTGTGGGCTCAATACGTTCACCGTCGCGAGTTGCGAAGCCCTGGAACTTGTCCATGGCCTGCTCGTCGGTCATCAAACTGTTACCCTGCGTCTGTGTGTCGGTGGTCTGTTCAGCGCTCTGCTGCGTATTTTCGTTCGTCATCGTTTACTCCGTTGTGCGGCATTCAGCCGGGGTGCGCGGTTTCGATAGCGTCGAGACGATCTTGGAATCGACGGCTCGCGATCTGACTGTTCGTGTCTGCAACCTTGCGGGCCTCTTCAACCGGAGCATTTTCGGTCTGGGCGCCGTAGTGGCGGGCACGGGCGAAGTTCATAGCGGCTTTCGACTGAGTTTCGAGGTAGTCAGCCATAGCCTGCCGCACTTCGGCCTGGATTTGCTTACTCTGCTGGTCAGCCTGCTGCTTGGCACGCTGCGCGATAGCGGGGGTGATTTCATCCGGCGACAACAGGTCAGCCGGCATACCCATACGTATGCGATTGGCGATCTTGTCAGCGCCCGGCCAATCCTGCGCCTCAACGATAAGGTCAGCTGCCAAGCCAAGAGTCTGCGGCATGGCAGTAGCAAGGGCCATCATGTTCTCAGCCTGCTCAACCCGCTTGGTTTCGTAGCTCGGGCCGGTGGATACGGTCACGCTGTACTTGCCAGCCGTAATGTCTATGGAATTCGGGTTTGTCGTATCGTTAATAGCCTGCATGAGCGGCCGGGCATCTTTGCCCAACGCACGAACCACGCGGGGCGTGTCATACACCACCGGGAAAAGCTCGTTGATGACGCGGCCGCAGGCTTCGATAGCTTTGGTCAGGTTGGAGTTGTAAACCTCTGTTCCCTGCTGGCTTACCATCTGGCGAGCCTTAATAGCCTTGCCCGACACCTCATTGGACGGCATGCCCAGGTTAGCCTCGTGGATGTTTGAAACATCCTTCATGTCCTGCTCAGTCATCTGCGACTGAAGGATAAGGGCTTGCTCCACCTGTATGGGGTCAAGGCGCTCCGGCTTCTGCCCGGATTCGGCATTCCAGATAAGTACGTTACTGTCACTTCTGTTGGACTGGTGCCATTCTTTTTCGCGGCCTGCGATAGCTTCGTTGGAGGCGAGCCATAGCTGCCGCGGCGACTGCATGATTTTCTCGGCAATAGACGAACGCCAATAGTTGTGCAGGCGCTGCGGGTCCTTCATCTGCCGGATAAGGCCCCACCGGTGCGTCTGGCCACCTATCCTGATTTCCCAGCCCGGTACCCGGAAAATAGGCACGCGGCTGATGGGCAGGTCATATGGGCCTTCAAGAACATCGCTGCCTGAGCACCGATACATGCGCGCATATTTGCGGTACACGTCTCTGATATAAGGCTCGCCAGTAGCTGGGTGTTGCTGAATATTGGCCAGCAGCTCAGGATCATTTTTGTCAGTTATATCGACCGTTTCACCGTTTCGAAGTAGCGCAATGGTGCGTTTGCGCTCACGCATTTGCCAGTAAGCGACAATGCGAACATCTTCACGGTCAAACCACCCGCTGTTCATCAACTCAGCCGGCATCTGACTGCTTATGATGTCGGTGGGGGTGGCCCACGGATATTCATGGCGGTAGGTGCTCAACGGCATCGTTTCGACAACGAAACAACGGCCGGCGTCTTCGCCCGTGGGCTCGGTTCGGCTTCGGTCCCATACGACGCTGAAATGGTCCGCAATCGGCCCAATCTTCATTGATTGGTGCCAAACCTCGTCATTGTCGTAGTCGATTTCCAGCTGAAAATTGCCAATGCCGGCGCACACAGAGCCTGTCAGAGCATTGTCAAATGCCATATCTGCGCGGCTGTTTTTCTGAATGCTGCGAACGATACCTTCGCGCACCTTCGCCACGTCCTTAGTGCCGCCATGGTCAGGGATGATACGAATAGCAGTTTCGTTCATCAGGCGGGCGCCGAGAACCTGTCCAACAAAGGCCGGGAGACGGTTGATTGTCAGCACGGGCTTGCGCTTGCGAATACGGGCCTGCTTTACTTTCTCGTCCCACTGCTCACCAACGAGAAACTGCAAATCCTCGATACCAGCTTGCCGGTTGTTAAGATCATATGATTCATCGCCGGCGAACTTCTCACGCATATCGCGCAGGAATGCGGCTTCGTCGCCATTGAATTCAGGCGGTAACTGGATTTTGGGCTTTTTGTCCCGCGCCATTACGCCATCCACGAATTGTCACCGCCCCAGCCATCTTCGTAATCCAAATCTTCAGTATAGGTTGGCTGTGCAGTTGGTGAATCTAGGTTGCCATACCTTGGCACGTTTACAGGCTGGTGGAAGTTTTGTAAATACTCTTTGAACGCAAACGTTAGCGCTATGCTGTCCGCCAGGTCAGGGGAACGGACGCCGCGCTTCTTCATTTCTTCCTTGCTCTCCAGCATGAAGAAGTTATCCAGCCGCGGTTTCTGCTTCGGAGCACATAGGTCAGACTGGATTGCGCCGTCATCAGGGATTGCGACGCCTTCAGGCAGCTCAAGCCACTGCTTCATGCGCTGCCACATTTCAGCGCGGCGATTATATGGCCCAGGCACCTTCGGCTTGGCGTTGCGCCACTCACTGGTGCCACCGAAATTCACGCCGCGAACAATATTGGCATAGCGCGGCCCAAGATTTTTGAGAGATGTGACGACGTTGGCGCCAATGTTGCCTGCGTCGATATTCATGCGCGCCGGCTGCTCTTCGTCGATAATCGTGCGCAGCCAGGCCACCGCCTCTTCGTGGTTGAGCTTATTCCGGTAAATCACCTTCTCAACGCGCAAGCTGCGCCGGAAAGCGATAGCGAACCGGTCACCACCACCGGACGCCGGATCGACACCAACAATCAACGGCCCATAGGATTCTACACTGTGACGCTTGCGGGCGCGCAGAGCTTCCAGAGGTGCGATGTAAGGTTCGTGGCCGGGCGGCGCGGTCCACGCATCCTGCACCGTTGCCGGGTATTCACGGCGGAACAGTAGCGGGTCACGTAGCTCCCTCAGTTTGGCGCGGCGCCACGCCATCTGCCGTAGAGTGAGCTTGAACGTGTCCTGGTATTCCTGCTCTGACATATCGCCGGAAACTTCTTCCTGCGACAACGAGAAACCGGGCTCTGGATCACGCGCATACTCGTCAGAGAACCACCAGGGAATGAATATGAGTTGGTAGTCGCTGTTCCCGTTCTCTGCGTCGCAGCAACGCTCATAAAACTCGCCCCCGGCGCCCGCCGACGTGCTCTCTAGGATCACTTCGGTTCCGGGCTCCAGGGGCACACCCTGAACACTGGCGGCAAAGTGCTCAGGAGCGTTTGGCCAGAATGCTACTTCTGAGCCGTGAAAGAAGGATATGGCTTTTGACCGGCCGCCGGCTTTTTGGCCAGCGGTCGCCACGGAATACGCTGAATCCAGCTTGTCGAACTCCAGCTCTTTGGCGTTTGAAGTGCCGACGTGAGGCGCGATTGGGTTGTTGCGCTGGTAGCGGTCCACAATACCAAACAAGGTATCCGAGGCGGGCTGCTCGTGCGTCAGAATGTAGGTGTTGCGGCCGCGGTTGAGACTTGTCTTATGGTAGAAGCGCGCACCCACATAGGTAGAGCAGCCCTGCTGGCGGCCTTTCAGAATGAGTGCGCGCACCCACCCATATTGTTCGCGCTGCTGCTCCAGACGGCGATGTATTTCAAGTTGCGCGCGGTTGAACTGGAGATGTTCAAAAGTACCGGATTTGGTGCGGACGGTCAGGCACTGCTGCGCAAACAGGCGCAAATCACCGCGGAGCTGGGCTAGGTACCTGAGCTTATCTTCGTCATTCATCAACGGTCTCAGCTTTGCCGTTGATTACGCGGGCATTCTCCCCGGCATCCAGGCGCGAAAGCAGGTTTTCAACACTATCGTCGGCAGTCAGCTCAACATTGCTGGAGCGAACAGCGCCGCGCGCATAGATTTTGAAGAATTCGCCGTAGTTCTCGTCGCTTTTGTTGATCCACGTAAGCGCACGATCAAAACCGCCAGCACCTACGAACAGCGCATCCACCATTTCGGTGCGCAGCTTCGCACTCATATGGGGCGCGAGCGGGCCGCCGGGCATGGCTACAGGGAGGTGTGAGAACTTCTGAGACATAATAGGCGAGAATATGGTGATTCTCGCCTACATGCAACCTAGTGAGTCGAAATAGATTACTTCCGCCGGTGCTCCCGGTCGGCCAGCTCGTGCATGGAGCTTTCCATGCCGCTGTCGGACTTGCGGTCAGGCACCGCCTCGCGGTCCTGGAGTGGCGCGCGGCGCATGGGCTCAGTGAACTGAGTGGTGGGCGTGCCATCCATCTGCTTCACGCCGCGAAAGCCCTTGGGCACGCCGGACGGGACGGGACGGTCTGTTTTCATACGGCTCATGCTGCGTTTTCTCCATCAGCTTCAACGGAAGCATCCGCCGGCCCGGCGCGCGTGAAATCGACGTATAACTCGTCGCCAGGCTTGAACTTGCCATGCAGCGCCGGGTTCATGATCAAGATGTTCAGCTCCGCTTGCGGCGTAAACTTCGCGTAGGTGTTATCCTCGTCGCTCCCGTCTTCCGGGTATGCGTCGTTGCGACCCACCGCATGCATCTGAAGAGATTCCGCGGGGTTGGGGAAACGAGTAACAGAGGCTACCCGCATCTTGGCACGCATCGTTGCCGTCATTTTCTACCTCTCGTCGGATGCTCGCTGTCGGCATGGGCGCTCATGGCGCTATCCAGCCCGGAAACGTTCATGTTCGGATACTTCGTCGCCACGGCGCTGCGAACCTTCTTCTTCTCAGCCGGCGTGCCATTGGCGGCGACGCGGGAGAGGGCAGCCCGTGCGTGGGATTTGTCGTTGATTGGGTAAGAGCCGGAACCAGGCGCCTTGGACGGGATCGCGAACTGCGATTTCGCCAGGCTGTTGCGTTGCTGCGTGTTGAGCTTCGCCATGGTTGAACTGCTCCAGAATTGGTGGGCGGCTGCGGGGATCGCCCTAGAGGAGTCGAACTGGGTTTCGCAGGCCAACGAATGACCCCGCAGCCACTATGAGCAACCTAGAGCCACCGTGAAAGGTTGTCAAGCATCTTTCAAAATGGTGGAGCCAGCAGGAATCGAACCTGCGGCCTCCGGTATGCAAAGCCGGCGCTCTTCCAACTGAGCTATGGCCCCTGAGATGCCCCTGCAAACCCGCTACAACTCTGCAATGTTCACCGGCTGGTGGCGCCATGTTTGCAGACGTGACGCATAGCGGGTTTGCAGGGGCGGCGGTCGCCGCAGCCGATGCAGTGTCGGGGGACGGCTACGAGGCTGCGGCGACACCCCCATGGTGTGGCAGACACCGAGTCGCACCATAAGCGCGGTGATATAGGTTGTCAATACTGATTTCCACGCCGTCGGTTTTGCCGACGCAGCCGCTGGGTTTCTTCGTTTCGCAGGTGATTTCCATTTCGGGTTTGTTTTTGAGCCTCGCTGCTTGGTTTCTTCGTTGCAATGTATAATATATTGCAAGTCTGATGAAATTTGGAATCTATCGCTAACTCAGCCCTTAGCGAAGCAACTCAGACCGCTATCGAACCACCCCACCCCCGAAACGACGCAGCCAGGTACCCTAGCCCGCCGGCGTTAACCACGTAACTAGTTGATTTTACTAGTGAAGCAACGGCGCGGCGCGGTTGCGTGGCCGCCTGGTAACCACGAATGCAATACAAACTACGTTGCAAAGTTAACGAAGTGCAATGCAATCAACCTTGCAACAATGTTAACTAGGTTGCTTGGTTACTTGGCAGGGGAAAAAGTCTGAGTTGGCGAGGTTGCCGGGCAGGTGGGTGAGCGCTTTCTAATACAAATTGTATTGGTCTAACTAATTGCGCGTATAACCTTGAGAAAGAAAGATAACAAGGTATAAAAGAATAGCAAATAAGAAGCCTAAGGTTATACGCGCAACTTTATTGACCAACACATATTAGGTTGCACGAAGCAACCAAGCAACTAAGTAGCTGAGTTTAAACAGAAAACATATAAAGTTGGACGTATCCTATTACAATGAACTATGTTGACGCTGAAACCACGCAACGGAGTCAGCGACATGTCAACAGACTACAAAGCATTGCTACGCGAGTACCATCCAGACATAGAAAAACGTCCGGCACGTCATCAACCAGGCGAGTCCAGCATCATCATGGGCGAGTGTGTGGAGCATCCGCACCGCCCCGCAATACTCTTTATATTACGTGTTAGCGAGCGCGTACCGCGTGAGCGCATGGCTAGACAGGGCGTACGGGCTGGCGAGTCTCAATCGGGCAGCACATATCCGCGAATCACATACGTCACCGCCCGCCGCGAATACCGCGTTATTGAGTGGAATGCGCTAAACGACGGCTTGGCCGTGCGCCATATAACCCCGTCAATACAACAGGCTAGGGAAAAGTTGCACGTGAGGCTTGACGCTGCAACATAGTTGAGGCATATATAGTGCAACAACTTTGCAGAAAACAGGAGTCGAACATGGCCAAGCAAGCATTTCTCTATGACGGGCACGAATACAGCGTCGCGCTTTGTGAGGGGCGCGCGGAAGTGCGTAACAATTACGGTTCCGTGATTGGCGTTCTTTTCCCGGATGGCGGGTGGAGCGCGTTGCAGGCGGGCGGCCCGGTCACCAATGGCGGTCACCAGACACACACCTATGCGGAAGCCACGCGCGCTATCCGCGATGAGATTGCGCAGCAGTCTTTGGCGTGAGCCTTGCCCCTTGCTGCCTGGGCAACCGGGCAGTCTGGGCTAGGGCTCAACCCTAGATCACGCAACCTAGAAGGAGTCGAAACTATGTCTACCCTGATGAAAGCTAGCAACCAGTGGATGAG